GGTGCCGAACCATGAGATCGCGGCAGCGTCGCAGTCGTTCGACCCCGACTGGGTGACGACGATGTTCGCGGTGCCGGGTGCGGGGTTGACGATGTACCACAGGTCGACGAGGCGGTTGTTCGCGTTCGACGACGACTGCACGCGGGTGCGGCCGGTGAGGGCGACACCGTTCCACGTGACGCTCGAGGTGGTGACGGAGCCGCCGCCTGCGTAGGTGACGGCGACGCACAACAGCGACGCGCCCGTGGTGACCGTGTGCGCCCACGTCATCGTGGTGCGGGACGCGCCAGCCGACGCGGGCGCGGTGGAGGTGGCGTCGACGGACACTCCGCCCGTCCACACGCCGCGAGCTCCGGGGACGTCCGCCGGGGACACGTCGAACGTGAGCCGGTACGTGTCGTCGGCGACCTGCTCCGACCAGCCCTCGACGAACAGGTCGATGGTGTCGCGGGGGAAGATGCGGACGGCGCTGCCGCCGGTGGCGACGGACGTGAACGACTTCGGGATGTTGCTGACGCGGATACGGGAGCCGATGGTGATGTTCGTCAGCGCCGTGAACAGTGTCGAGTAGTTCACGGTGCGCGCCAGGTCGACGACGAGTTGCGGGAACCTCGTCTGCGTGGCGGACGTGTTCACCCGGTAGGCGGCGAGGCGCTGCGGGTTCGACGGGTCCGACGAGATCGACGTTACCTGCTCCGACACCAGTCCGAGGGTTGTTACGGCGGCCGACGTGTACGTCGCCGTAGCGACGTCGCTCGTCACGGTGGACCGGGTGATCCGGGTGAGATCGTCGAAGAACGGCGCCCACGTGCCCATCGGCAGGTCGACCTGCGCATCGAGGGTGAGTACCGGGGTGGAGGCGGTGCGGTAAGACGCGTCGTTGTAGCGCACCCGCCCATCGACGTCGGCGAAGAGTACGGCGCCCCCGCCCTCGGTCGTCGTGACTTCGTCGACGAGGCTGAGGACCGACTTGTCTGCGGTGGATTGACCGCCGAGCGTCTCCTGCCCCGCCTGCACGTTCCAGTCGGAGGATGTCAGTCCCGACATGCCGAGGAGACGGGTGATCCGCGTTCCCGAGACGTCACCGGGCCAGCCGAAGACGGCGGAGGAATGCGCGGCGATGCGGGCCGCCGAGAGTGCCGTCGAGTAGACGGCGACGTTGGAGATCAGGCCAGTCGTGTTGTAGCCCGCGATCACCGTCGCCGGGTTGCCCATGCTCGTGAAGCCGATGACGGGTCCACTGGAAGACCCGGCGTTGACACCGTTCACGTATACCGTCATGGACCCGGTGTTCGGAGTCCAGGTCCAGGTGACGGCGACGTGGACTGGGCCGGTGTACGTGCCGCCCGACGAGAAAGCAGTCAACTGACCAGCCATGCCCGCGAGCGCGGTGGCTCCATCCCAGCGCAGAGTCATCTGCCCGACAGAGACGGCAAGCGTGTCAGTCGTGGTGATGTTCTCGAACACCGCCTCAATGGTCCCCTGCGCAGAACTCATCGCCGTGACGACGGGAACGCTCGAGGCCACGAGGTATCCCGTGGCGGCGTTGAACTGTGTCATCGGCTGGCCGTCGACACGATCGGTGGGCGTCACCCCGAACGTCGGCGCGGTCGCGCCAGACTTCAGAAGGGGAGGGTTCCCCACGCCGAGCGAGTCGGTGGCATAGGGCGACCCGGCGGGGTCAGCAAGGGCATAGTGCACGATCGGGTTGTCGACGTCGATCGTCGCCGCGTAGGCGTAGCCGACGATCGTGGTGCCGAGCTGCGACAGGCGGCACACCGCCTCGACCTGGATCACCGGCAGCGTCCCGCCGACAACACCCGCCGTCAGAGTCTTGATGTAGCCGACGAATCGAGGCGTCGACCCCGAGTTGTACGACACGCGCACGCGCGCGCGGGGCGCGAACGCCGGGTAGTACGACGAGCCGGCATTCAACGGCGTGAACCGGCCGTCCGCGTTGTTCAGTGCGAACGAAGCCGAGGCGACCTGCGGCGAGTTGAGCGGCGACGTGCGGCCGAACCGCAGCGACACACCCGTCAGCGAGAACACGTAGGACGTGACGTTCGTCCACGAACCCGAGACCTCGAGGTCGACGCGGAATCCGGTGGGGGCGTAGGACATTACGCCGGAATCCCGAAGTTGACGCCAGCGCCCTGGGCGCTACGCATGAGCCCCTGCAACTGGCGGGCCACCTCGAGCGAGGAACCCGTGAACACGCCACCGTGAATGTGCACATGAACGTCCCCACCGCCGATGCCGCCACCACGCCCCAACGGCACGACGGCCTCGGGGCCCGCCTCACCGATGAGAGCGAGGGTCGGGCGCGTGACGATGCCACCGGAAGCCATCGCGGGCACGGTGCGGCGTCCGCCACCGGTGCCCTGCGTTCCCGCGCGGACGTCGATGTGGACGGTCTGCGCCAACTGGCGCAGCGTCCGCAGGAGGTTGTCGAGCGCGGACTGCGCGGCACCCGTCGTCGACGTGACGCGGGTCGCCACCTTCGACGGGATAAGGCCGTAGGCGGTCGAGAGATCCTGCGTCGCCTTCTTCGACAGGCCCATCTTCGTGGCCGCGTCGACGAACGCGTCGCGAGCCTGCTGCGTCTTCTTCTTCACGTCCGCCGCGCCAGCACCGTTCTGCGCCCACGCCGACACGCCGTCGAGGGCCGTCGACGCGAGGTTGCGCAGCGCAGCATCGGCGTCGCGGGCCTTCGGCGACGTCAGGTCAAGGACACCGTTGTGCACCTTGAGCGCGTGAGCGTCGTCCTTCGCGGCCTGCGCCGTGTCGTCGACCGCCTGCCGCAGGTTCGAGGTCGCCTCGTCCGCCGAGATGGCGGTTCCGCGCAGCTTGTCGATGGAGTCCTTGAGCTTCTGGATCTCCGACCGGTTGTCCTTCGCGGCAGCGGCGTTGTCGTTCAGCGACGTCGACAGTCCGTCGGTGCCCGTGGCCGCGCCAGCGAGCGCGTCGCGGTACTGGGGGAACATCGACGTCAGCTTCGAGACGTCGCCGCCCTGCTTGGCGAACGAGTCGCCGAGGGCCTTGAACGCGGCAGCGGCATCGGCGGCGTGTCCCGAGGACACCATCTGCGACAGGGACGCGTCGACCTGGTCGATGGACTTCTTCGCCAGCGCGAACGTCGTGTCGACGCCGACGACACCGGCGACGGAGGTGCCGAGCTGGTCCCACGCGTGGGAGTCGGCGGCGAGCCATAGGGCATCGTTGAACGAGCGGACGTCGCCCTCGGCGACCTGGAACCCCAGCGACGCGTCAGCCGCGCCGCCGTGGGCAATCTTCGTGAGGCTGTCCGACAGTTCATTGGCGCCCTTGCCGGCGTTGATGGACGCGTCGGCGAGGTGGTTCGCGGCGTAGGAGAGGCCCGCTAGTGCGGCCGTAGCCGCGACGGTGGCCCGCAGCCCCTTGCTGGCGAGGATCGTCGACGCCGACAGTTCCTTGAAGCCGACGGCGGCCGCGCGAATCTTCGGGATCACCCCGGACTGGATGATCGTGCCGACGCCCATCATCAGGGGGCCGATCACGGTCAGCGCGGGCCCAACCCGGTTCGCCATCTCGGCGGCCCAGTCGCCCAGCTTCGTCCGCATGACGTTGACCTGCGCGCCGAAGTTGTTCACCGACGCGGTCGCCTGACCGTCGAGCTTCTTCGACAACTGGTCGAGGGCACCCTGAACGTCCTTGGTGCCGCTCGCCGTCTGGCCCATGTGGATGCCGTACTGCGCCAACGTGCGGGCGCCCGAGCCACCGAGGATCTTCGCGACCTGCCCCGCAGCGTCGGCGAGGCTGATGTGCTGCGCGGCGGCGAGGTTCGCCACCGTGCCCATCTCCGCCAGGGCCTTCGTCGGGTCGTTCGTCGCCTGCGTCAGCTTCTGCAGGGCGTTCTGCGTGTCGTCGTCGGAGTGACCGAAATCGGCCATCTTCCCGATGACGTCGTCGATCTGCGACCCGTACTCGTCCCACGTGTGCCCCGACGCCTGGATGGCCGCGTCGAGCTGATCGGTGGCCTGCTTGTTCGCGGAGCCGAGCGCCTGCAGCGCGACGCCGAGACCCGTGACCGCGCCGCCGGCGACGGCCATCTTCGCGCCGAAGCCCTTGCCCTTCTCACCGACGCGGTCGATCGCCTCGCCGATCTGGCTCAGCGCCTCGCCGAACTCGCCGCCGATCTTGTTGCCGATCGCCGACACCGACTGGCCGAACTTGCCCAGCGAGGACTGCGACTTGTTGACGGCCTTGTCGAGACCGGTCGTGTCACCGAGGAACCGGACGACGACGTCAGACTTGCCAGCCATCAGTCATCCCCCTTCAACACGTCCATGTACGTTGACAACACGTCGGCTTCCTCATCGGCGAGCACACCGAACGGGATTCCCGTTCTCGCGCTTACGATCACGAGGGCTCGGGTGACTGATCCGGCTGGGTAGGGTCCGGCAGCTCAGGCTCGTCCTCCACCGGGTCGACGTCCTCCACGGTGTCGAGGAACGAGTCGAAGTCGGCGGGCTCCTTGCCGGCGCGGTGCAGCGACGACCACGCCAGGTAGCACAGCCACTCGTACTTCACGGCCGCTCCGTTGCGGAACGCCGTCACCGAATGAGCGAACTGCCGCTCGAAGTTGACGAAGTCCCGCGGCGTCGCCGAGGTGCGAACCTTGCGAGAGTCGAGATACGTGACGTCCAGGTCGTATTTCACGGTGTGGTCTCCCGTGCTGTTAGAGGTTGACGCGCTTCCATCGCTCGACGACGTCGAGTGCCTTCGCGTGGATGGCATCTCGACGGCGCTCGATCGTGGGGTAGATCCAGCGGCCCTTCTTGAAGAAGGGGCGGTGCTGGGTGTTCGTCCGGTCGCCCTGGGCGTGGAGGGTTCCGCCGAAGTCCAGCCACGGGTAGTACGGGGCCGAACTGCCGCCCGCCCGGATCGCGAGCCAGCCGCCCACATACGACGGCTTCACGGAACGCTTGGCGGCACCGGAGTCCTCCGGCATCTGCGCCTTGATCGCCGAGGTGATCTCCGCGGCGACGCCCTTCATCTCCTGGTTGAACAGCTTCTTGATCCCAGGGGGCGCCGTCTTGAGCGTCTTCTGCAGCTCGCGCAGGCCGTCGATCTGGACCGCGTTGCCGCGGCTGTACGCCATCGTCAGGACGTGGCGCGGGTGACGGCGCCAGTGATCGGCCACGACACGGAAGCCTCGGCGACGTCGCCGACCTTGCCCGACGGGCCGGGAACCTGCGTCACCAGCACGTTGAACTGGTACTGCGGGTTCGTGGCTGCGTTCGCGGCGTTCACCGGGTTCACGGTCACGGCGACGACGGTGCCCAGCGCGGCGAACAGGGTCGCGTCGACGTTGGCCGCGGCGTAGTCCTGGTTGAACGTCAGGTCGATCTTGCCGGACTTGAGGCCACCGAGGTGCGCCGTCCAGCCGGTTGCCGAGAACGCGGTCACGTCGAGGTCCGCAGCGTCGAACTCGAGGTTCACGTTCTTGCAGTGGTCGCTGAGGTCGACGGAGTTCACGACGACCTTGGCGTTGGTGAAGGCGAGGATCGCCATGATTGCTCCTTGAGGCGTGCGGGATCACCCGAACCGCGACGCGGGCCGGGACAGTGGTGGGGGTGGGGGGTTACCGTGGGGGCATGAGCATGTTCGCGCAGCCCGTCTTCTGGCTGGTTCTCGCCGTCGCCGTCGTGGCGCTCGTGGTGTGGCTGGTGGTGCGCCTGGCCCGCAGGGGCTAGGCGATGCCGATCGCGGCGTAGGTGAGGAACGACGGACCGCCCGTGCCGGTGATCGTCACCGACAGGCGGTAGTACTGGTTCGCGGTGGCGCCCGTCGCTCCGACGAGCTTGACCGCGGACACGGAGTTGATCGCCGAGCTCGTCGCGATCGTCGCCGGGGAGCCGAAGCCCACCGACGTGGCGCCCTGCAGCACCACCGTCATCGACGGCGTCGTGCCCGCCGCCGTGAGGATGTGCAGATTGCAGTACACGGCCTGGTTCGCCGTCGGCGTCGTCCCCAGGTTGAGGATCGTGGACGTGCCCGTCGACGTCAGCGCCGTCGTGTTCGCGACCTGACCGCGCACCAGCGGGGCGTCGAACGAAGCGGGCGTCTCGAACGTCAGCAGGTCGCCGGCCTTGCCCCCCATCTTGTACTGCGGCGCCAGGAACGTCCCGAAGTAGCAGGGGTTGCCGACCGCAGCCGTGGTGGGGATGACCGTGAGGAGGTTGGACTTCGACCCGAGCAGCGGCTGCAGGAGCTGGTCAGGATCCTGCGTCGTGGCGGCGGACCAGAAGCCCTTGATGTCCGCCTTCGCCGACTTGAGACCGCCGACCTCAGCGCGCCAGCCGCCGGAACCGAACGTGGTCGCGTCGAGCGACATCGTGTCGGCCTCGAGCGTGACCTCGTTGACGTAGTTCGACAGGTCGGTCGTCGCGACCCAGATGTCGGCGTCCTTGAACGCACCGAGAATAGCCATTACCCCACCTGCTGGACGCGATAAGAGAACGTGATGGTCGCCTGCACCGTCAGGCCGGCGTTGGACTGGTACTGCGTGAGGTCGAACGCCTGCACCTGGCACCAGTAGCCCGCGAACGACGCATCCGACAGGCCGTACACCGACGCCGTCAGATCCGCGACAACGGCCTTCACCGTCGCGCGGCACCGCGACGGGTCGTCATCGCCCGTCGTGCCGATCACGGTGACGTCGAACGTGCCCTCCTCGAGCCGGTCAGCGCGCGAGCCGAACGCCCACGGACCCGTCGTCAACGTGCCCGCCTGGTCGCCCTGCGCGTTCCACCCGACGCACACATACGTCGTGATCGCGTCACGGGACGCCGAGATCGGGCCGTCGAACACGACGACACCCCCGCCGCCCGTGGGGGCCGTGTACCCCGACAGCGCCCGCATCGCGGCGACGACCTTGTCGAGGATCGTGAACAGCGCCGGCTGAGGACTCATGCGATACCCGGGATGATGTAGCCCGCCGCGATCTCCTGCACCCGCTGCGGCCACGTGAACGACAGCGCCGGGTTCCACGACTGGTCCGCGTTACCCGGCAGCACCATGCGCCCGCGCTGCGTGTCCCACATGTGCGAAACCAGCAGCAGGACCGCGTGGGTGATGTCCGCCGGCGTCGACGAATAGCCCGCCGTGTACGTGATGTGGATGTTGCGGTCACCCCACGCGAACGGGACCGCGATGCCCATCGCGCGGCGCGTGAACGTCCCCGACACCAGATCGACCGAGTAGTCATACGCGGACGAGGAGCCCGTGTCCGGCTCGTTGTGGGTCAGGGTCCGCACGAACGACGAGGAGTACGCCTCCACCACCGCCGTCACCGTCAGCACCGGCGCGTGCCGCACCACAAGCGTGGTCTGGCCGCCGTCGTAGTACTCGTCATACGCCGGGGAACCCGCGACCGGACCCACGCGACGCACCCACAGCTGCGACGCGGCCGTGATCATCTGCGCGATCTCGACGTCGTTCGACGACGACGACACGTTCAGGAACGCCTTCGCATCCGCCAGGGACACGATGTCGATCGTCGCCGTCATCGCGTCTCACGCACCGCGACGCCCACCAGAGCGTCGAGCTGCGAACGGATCTCAGCGACCTCGGCCTCGTCCTCGCGCAACTGCGCGTCGATCAGACGCTCACGAAGATGCTCGACAAGAGTCACCACGTCGCCTCCTCCTCGTCGGCCGGGGCAAGGACCGAACGGTCCTCGCGAGTCAAGAACTGGAAACGCTCGAAGTGCTGCCGCCCCAGCCAGTAGCGCTTGCGGTGCAGCAGCTGCACACCCGTGTGCGCGACCATCGGGAACCCGAGATCCGACACCTGGCGGCAGAAGTACATGTCCTCGCCGAACCACTGCTGGCCGACAGGAAGATCGAGGAACCAGCACCAGCGCGGCCCCTGATGCGGAGTCGCACGCTTCTGGATCGCCTCAAACACCGACCGATGCACCAGCAGGCAACCCGTGCCCGCCGCCGTGATCGGGATGACCGCGTTCTCCGGATAGTCGGAGATCGGGAAGTAGCGATTGCCCTCCGCGTCGCGGAAGATCAGCGGCACCGGCTCCGGGTAGATGTCCGGGCCGTTCGCCGCGCCGTAGTACACACCCGCCACGAACGGACGAAGCTTGTCGTGCGCCGTCTCGACGAGCTTGTCGAAATCCTCGAGCGTGATCGCCTCGTCGCTGTCGATCATGAACAGCCAGTCGCCGGGACCGTCGAGGAACCCCGCCGCGACCTCGTTGCGCGCCCGCGACAGCAAGCCGCCGGCCTCCACGCGGATGATCTGCGCGATGCGCTCATACCGCTTCGCGAAGATCTCCATCATCGACATCGCGAACACGCCGTCGCAGACGCCAGGGTCGATCCAGCCGAGCGTGATCGTGTGCTTGCGGTGCATCACGCCACCGCCGATCGGGTGGTGAAGGCCTCTAGGTATGCGGCGGCACTGCGGAGCGAGGAGGAATTGTCGCGGAACAGCCCAAGGCCCTTGTTGCATCGGCCGCAGAGGAGAGCCCGCACACACGCGCCACATGAGCGTTCGCCGGGACAGCAGGTGTGGTCGTGATCCACGTGCGCCGACCGGTCGATCTCATCCGAACAGATGGCGCACCGGCCATCCTGGCTTTCCAGCATCTGATCGAACTCGGCCAGCGTGAGCCCGAACCTACTCTTCAGGTGGTGACGCTTTCGAGTCTCATATGAGATCGGGGACGGACGATCTCGCGGCCAGTCCTTCGAGTCTCGCTTGCCCCGGCATTCTTCGCAGTACGTCGCGATCCTTCCACCGGTGCTCGTGAACACGAAGGCGGCACCGCATCGGGGACACGTCAGATGATGCACCGGTGTGGGGCGTCGTTTGCGATCAAATGCCGCGCATTGCTCCCGCCGCAAGTTCCTTCGACAGTCATCGCATGTCTTGCGTGGGGAATACCTGCCAACCGTGAATGCCGCGTCGCACATCGCGCACTGCATGGTCTTGTCCACTGCGGTTCCTTCCGGGGAGGCGGACGGCCCCGCACCGGAAGGTGTGCGGGGCCGTCCTAACCGCAGTAGCGAACTGCGGCCGTGTGCTCCTAATGCCTTATGGCAGAAGGGGTTTAGTCCTACAGCGTGGCCGTGATGAGGCCGGTGCCGAGGATGACGCTGATCGACGACGCGTAGCGGTCGGGGATCTGCGCGCTGTAGCCGAGGACCCTAAAAAGGATCGACGCGTTATCGGCGTACGTCGCATCGAAGGACGCAGTCTCGAGCTCGGTCTCGTAGAACCAGAGGTCATCCCTGCGGATGACGAAGACCGCGTCCTGGTTGGTTGCGGAGTTCATCGTCTGGGGAATATTCGGGTCAAGGAAGACGGGCAGACCCAGGAGATTGCCAACGCTTCCCTCGGCCTGCGGCTCGCCCGCGGTACCGATGGCGTTGAACGACGCACCCGAGGGGGCGACGATCGGACGGCCGGTGCTGTCGACGGCCTCGAGGATCCAGGCCCAGCGCTGCGGGTTCATCACGACGGCGTTCGCCGGGAGGAACCGGTTGGACGAGACGCTGTTCACGGCGCGAACGAGAGCGCTGTAGAACGAGTTCGCGTTCGTGGCGGCGTCGACGACCTTCGGCGACGCGGTGGTGTAGGTGATCGTGGTGCCGGCGGTGGCCCAGCCGCGGAGCTGGCCGTTGGCGCCGGTGCCGGTGAGCACCTGAATGTCGAGCTGCTTCGCGTAGTCGGCCGCGAGGTCCTGCAGGATGACGCGGTCGAACGGGATGCCGCTCTGGTCGATGAGCTGACGCGAGACGATCTGCTTGCCGGCGATCAGGGTGATGCCGGACGAGACCGAGGTCGTGGTCATCGCGGTGTCGGTCAGGGCCGAGTTCTGCGTGGCCTGGACGCCAGCGCCGGAACCGGTGGAGACCTTCGGCAGGTTCACCGAGGAGATGCCGCGCGGCAGCGACTGCTTGTTCTGCAGGTCGGCCGAGGTGCGGTGCGGACGGGCGAGGGTGACGTAGTCCTCGACGAGCCACGCGGGGGGCGCGAACGTGCCACCCTGGGTCGCCGTGACGGAGACCATGTCTCCGGCGCGGGTCTCCTGCGAGCGGGTGAGGCGGTCGAACGCGGCGTCGTCGCGCTCGGTCTTCGCGAGGAACACGTCCGCGAAGTACGAGTGCTCGGACCGGTCGCGGCGGTAGATCGGGTTAGGCTCGCTGCGCACGCCGTCGAAGGCGGCCGGGGCGGCGGTCTCGACGCGGTGCTTGGCGGCGGCGGCCTCGCGGACCTCCGCCTCCTGCAGCTCGGCGATGCGCTCGTCGAGCTTGCGCACCTCGGCCATGTGGGTCTCGAACGAGGCGTCCTCGTCCGTGGTGAGGCTGCGGGTTTCGGCCGCAACAGCCTCGATGAGCGCTTCGGCGGCAGACTTCTCGGCCGCCCGCTGCGCCCGCAGGGTGTCGATGATCGACACAGCGGTTCCCCTTTCTGGGGGTTCGGAGTGGGGTGGGCTGCCGTTCTGCGGGCGCGTGGCGGGGAACCCCAGGGCCGGGTGGCGGGGGGTTGGCCGGGACGTGCGGGGCTGGCAGGTGGTGCGGTGGTGCGGTGGCGTCAGCCCAGGAGGGCGATGCGACGCCGGCGGATCTCGAGTTCGGCGATGATGCGGGCGCGCGCGTTGTCGGCGTCCATGTCCATCTCGTCCTGCTCGGTGTCCGGGTTCGGGATGCCGAGTGCTTCGGCGATGTCCTCCTGCGCGGCGTCGACGATGGCGTCGACGGCGGCGAAGGTGGCGAGGGCGCGGGTGAGGACGGAGACGATGTCCTCGTCGCTGGCGGCGCGATGCTCGAGGGCGCGCATGGCGGATACGAGGGCGTCGACGTGGGTGCCACCGCCACGGAGGCCGGCGGAAGTGCCGGGGTTGGCCGGGTAGGTGACGACGGAGACGTCGCCGCCGTCGAGGTCGAGGTTGCGCAGGGTGCGCTCGCGCATGTCCTTGGACCATTCGTCGCCGTCGTCGCCGGCGACGCGGAAGCCGAACGACATGCGGTTGGCGTCGCCGCGGCGCATGACGGAGGCGAGCTCCTGCACGCGGGGGTTGCCGAGGTCGAGGGTGGCTTCGGGGCGGAGGCCGCGGGAGTCGGTGTCGAGGGTCATGGTGCCGGCGTGGGTGCGTGCCAGGGGTAGGCCCTCGTGGTTGATGAGGAGCATGACGTCGGGGTTGCGGCCCAGGGTGCGCTTGAACGCACTGGGGGCGACGGACTCCCGGTACCAGCCCATGTCGTAGGGCTCGTCGAACGTCGAGGCGTATCCCGTGAGGGTGAGCACGTCGGACGTCTCGCGGACTTCGAGGTCTGTCACCGCCATGCGGCGCTCGAACGTCTTCACGCGGGTACTCCTTGTGGCATGGGTCAGATCAGGACGATGTCGTCGTCGAGGACGGCGATGGTGAGGTAGACGTCGGGCTCGGCGCGTCGTGGCGGGGTGTAGAAGCCGCCGGATGTGCTCGCCGGGGTCGTGGTGGGGGCGGCGGTGTCGCCTGCCCAGGTGAGGAAGTCCGCCCACGTCGTCGGCGTGCCCCAGGTGGCGGCCACGGGCTAGAACGCGATCCAGGTGGCCGAGTCGGGGTTGTAGAGGTACAACTTGGCCGGGCTCGGGCTGATGTCGGCGTAGAACTGCATTCCCGCCGGCGTGCCGGTGGGCGCCCCGGTGCCGTAGGTGGGCGTGATCGACACCAGGAACGACACCGAGGGGCTAAGGGACGCGATGTCACCTCGCGCGACGGTGTCGACGGCGGCGTCCTGATACCAGTTGGCGCCATCCCACGCATAGGGCTGCATGGGGGCGTCGAGGTCGTAGTACGTCTGCCCGACAGCGGTTCCGGCGGCTACGGGTGCGCCGTGCCCGGATAGCGTCGCCTCGGCCTGCAGCGCCTCGATGGCGTCGGAGTGGCTGTTCACTAGCACCGTGCCGTCGACCGGGCCCGAGTCGGAGAACAGGTCGCTGTGGAACACGCGGGGGAACGTCATGCGTCAGACTCCGTGGCAGTCGTCTCGGTGATGAGCCCACGCCCGTCGCGCTTGACGGTCGTGGTGGTGCGACGCGCGGGAACCTCGACGGTCACGGGCGCGGGCTCGACGGTGACGTTCACGTCGGGCGCGATCATCGGCGGCACGTTCACGACAACGTCGGGGGCGCCGAGTTCCGGCACGTTCACGACTACCTCGGCGGGCTCGACGGTGACGTTCACGACCGGGGCGGGCTGCTCGGGCACGTTCACGGTGATGACCGGGTTCATCGCTTCCACCATGTCGCTCATAACGCGCACCGCGGGCTGCATCGCAGACGCCATCGCATCCGACAGGGCGCGCTGGTCGATGTTGTGGTTGTGGACCTCGACGGGCGGCTGAGGCGGCTGCGGCGCCGAGCGCGGCTCAGCCGGTGCGGGCGCCGGCGCGGTCTCCGCGACAGGCGCGTCCACGGCAGCCGGGGCGGCGGGCAGCGTCTTCGGCAGGCCCGTCAGCGACACGTCGAACGGCTGCAGCGCCAGCTCGGCGCGCTGCTCGTCGGTCAGCGGCGGCGCATCGCGGTAGGCGCGGGCCTCGTCGTCGGTCATCTGCTTCGACGCGATGCCGATCGCGGTGGCCTTCATCGTCGTCTCGAAGTCCGTGCGGATCAGCACCGACGTGTCGAAGCGCAGGTGCTTCTGTCCGGGGAGCAGCGGGAACAGCGCGGACTCGAGCTTCGTCAGCCACGGCTGCACGCTGTAGGTGAGGAAGTCCATGCCGCGCTGCTCGACGTTCGCGTAGGTGAGCGAGTTGCCCGCCTCCGCCGCGACCATCTCCGGCGGCACCCCGAAGATGCGGCAGATCTCCGCGACGCCGTACTTCTGCGTCTCGAGGAACTGCGACTCCTCCGGGCTGATCTGGATCTGCTGGTACTTCACCCCGTTGCCGAGGACGACGGGCTCGCGGCCGCGGACGGCGGCGACGAACCGGTCCTTGATGGTGCGGGACTGGTCCTGGTTGACGGGCTGGTCGGTGGCGAGGACCGCCGACGGGTGCGCCCCGTCGCGGAAGAATCCGAGCGCGAACTCCGCGACGGCCTGGTCGGTGGCGATCGTCTTCGCCGCGTACTGGATCGGGGACAGGCCCTTCGTGGCGCCCGGGTAGCGGTACGCCTTGAAGTGCCACACGTCCTCGGTGGGGACCGGGACGCCGTTGAAGATGTACTGCGGGTTCCCGTCACGGTCACGGTTCACCCGCACCCCGTCGGGGGCGGCGAGCTCGATCTGCGCCGGGTAGCCCAGCGAGTCGCGGCGCACGATGCGGCCGTAGGCGTTGCCCGCGAGCAGCGCCGACACCATCACCTCGTACACCCAGTCCGTCATCGTCGTCGACGCGGCCGGCGCGACGATCAGCGGCGGGTTCGGGATCGGCTCACGGATGCCGTTGCGCATCGTGTACGCGCTGATGGGCATCATCGACACCGAGTCCGACAGCAGCCGCACGCACGCCCACACCGCCGACGAGCGGAGCGCGCTGTCGGACTTCGCGTCACCAGTCCAGCCGGAGAACGGCGACGTGCCGGGGAACGGCGCGGCGATCGGCTCCGGCGCCCACGAGCGGGCTTCACGCTTGAGCAGGCTCACGACTGCGCCCACCCGATGACTGCGAGGCAGCATCCGGCCGCGATCAGCGCCAGCGGGATCGAGATCAGGCCGAATCCAGCCACGATCAGCCCCATTCCGAGCAGTTCGAGGATCGTGGTGACGAGGGCGCGCACGGTCACTGCTGCACTCCGATCACCAGACAGATTGAGAGACATCGGCCTCGCCCTGCGAAGCCAGCCAATGCGCGAGCGCACCAGCGACGAGCGGCGAGATGTCCGCGGACGCGTTACGGCGGGACAGCGCCCATGCATCCCCCAGGGGACGCTTGCGGGCACCCGTGAGGGCCATAGCCAGCGCCGGGTGGGGTACCTGGCGCACACGGGGCGGATCGGCGGTCAGAGCGTCGTACAGCTCGCCGCAGGCGGCAGCCATCTCACGCTCGGTGGTCTTGCGCACCACGAGACCGGCGGCCTCGAGCGCGGGGATCATCGACGCGGCCCCGGACGCACCGTCCACGACGACCGTGAACTGGCGACGCGTCGCGATGTCGACCAGCCGCGGCACCACCCAGTCCGTGCCGGCGGCGTTGTCGACGACCTCGATCTGTGGGATGCCATCGGGCCGCAGCCCGCACCCCGTCACCGAGGCGGCGCCACGATCCGGCGGCACGTCCACCGACAGCACCAGCCCCGACAGGTGCAGGGCCGAGCCGTCCGGGTCCGCGGCCACATCCCACGCGTCGATCGGGTACGGGTGCGACGAGTCCAGCGGCACGTCCGGGATCGACAGCCGCTCCCGCTTGAACTGCGGCAGCGGCATCGCGTTGAACTCCGCCGCGATGAACTCGTGCGGCACCCGCGGGGACGGGTTTGCCTGCGCCCACGCCTTCGGGTCCGCAGGGTCGCAGTCCTCGGGCGCGGACCATTCCAGGTACGCGAGACGTTCCGCATCCCCGGTCAGGGCCCGCTTGCGCACCGCGTGGAGCTGCTCGGAGTCCGCCAGGGCGGCGCTCGAGCCGTACCACACCTGCGGGTTCGGGCGGGACGACAGCGTCGGCAGCAGCGCCGCCATCTGCTCCCCGCCGAGCCGGAACGACTCGTTCAGGATCAGCGTGTCGGCAGTCCAGCCGCGGCCCGAGCCCGACGTCCGGGCGAAGAACCGGAGACGCTGGCCCGACTTGAGGTCGATGCCCTGCTCCGACGGGTTCAGCACCCGCCGCAGCGTCCGCGCCCGCAACTCTGGGTCGCCGTCGATCAGCGACCACACCCGGCGGAACGCTTCCTTCGCCGTCTTGAACTCGTGCGCCGAATGGATCACGAGCTCGTCGCCGCACAGGAACAACTTCGCCAGTTGCAGCGCCTCGAAGATCGAGTCCTTGCCGTTCTGGCGCGCCACGATCACGCACACCTCGAACGCCGACCAGCGGTCGCCGTCCTCAGCGAGCCCTATCCGCAGCGCCGTCTGCTGCCACTCGTCGAGGTGCAACCCCGCCGACGCGGCCAGGTCGATCGCGTCCTGACCCAGATCCGTCGACGTCGACGGCGGGCACACCAGGATCCGAGGATCAGTCGACAGCCTTGAGTCTGCGCTCACGGATACGGTCAACCTTGTCTCCACGCTTCGGCACCGCGGCAGCTGCCGCGCGCAGGGCGTCGAGGGTCGCCCGGAGTTCCTTGCCCAACGTCGCCGCACCACGCGCCGCCGACGTCGCTTCGAGCGTCGTGGCGAGCTGCAATGCGATCGCGACCTCCGGCAACTGCTGCACAGCGGCCGGCAGACCGTCCACGAACGCCTGCGTCGACTCAACGAGGGTCACGGGCGTCCTTGGTGGTGTGCGAGGCGCGAAAAAAAGTCCAC